AAGTGGGGCTATCAGTGTCTGACGCATTGGTTGTTTACCATGAAAAATTAACAAATTTGGTATCTTTAAACACAACATCGTCATCCCCTGATTTTATTGACTATGTGCAAATGGAGTTCAAAAAGTCAGCAGATACAGACTGGCTTGATGGCGGTTATGGAGAACTTGGCTTATTTCAAGTAAATGACCTTGAAGATGGTTCTTATGACTTTAAGGTAAGGGCAGTAAATGCTTTTGGAATCAAGGGCGACTATACAACGCGGTCTAACTATAAGGTTGAAGGTCTTTCGCAGCCTCCACAAGATGTCGTTGGCTTTGCTGCTGAAGTTAATGGCGACACGATCAATCTATCTTGGGTAGCTGTGACTGATCTTGATTTAAGCTATTACATCATACGTTATTCATCAGAAACGATAGGCGCAACATGGGCCAGTTCGATTACATATGTTGAAAAGGTTGCTAGACCTTCGACAGAAGCCAATGTGCCAGCCAAGGCTGGAACCTATCTGATCAAGGCCGTTGATAAGACAGGTGTGCAATCTCTTAACGCAACCACAGTTGTTGTTTCTTCTGATGTCATCATAGCCCGTGCAACTGTAGTAACAGTTACAGAAAACCCAACATTTACAGGAACAAGATCAGGAACAGTTATCCAAAACAATCAAATTAGGCTTGGAACTGTTTTGAACTTTAATAGCCTTTCTGGAAATCTTGACAGCCTCACTGGTCAATGGGATGCGCTTGGCGTGACATATGATGTGACTGATGGCACATATTATTTTGCCAATATCATTTCTCGCACAGTGGCTGAACAAGGCTTCGTTACTGTTGATATGATTACACAACGTGTTGATACTACAAGTGGCTTGTGGGACAACCTTGCTGGAAACATTGATGTTTTGTCTGGTTATTGGGATGCCTTGACGGGTGGGGCAGACTTTAATGACACTAACGTCACAGCCTATGTTTCGACTACTAACGACGATCCAGCAGGATCGCCAACATGGTCGGCATGGCAGAAAATTCGAGCGACAAATATCTATGGTCGTGGGCTGCGCTTTAAGGTAGAATTGCACTCGGATACACTGCAAATTACTCCTGCCATCAGTGAACTGAGTGCCACTGGCAACTATGCATAAGGAAACACGATGTCACAGCATGACTATGTGATCGCCAACGACACCGCCGCCAATGTTCGGGCCGACATTAACACCGCTCTGGCTGCGATTGTATCAAATAACAGCGGGGCATCTGCCCCAGCGACAATGTATGCTAACCAGTTTTGGTATGACACGACAAACGACATTCTAAAATTTCGTGCTGAAGCAAACGATATTTGGATCAGCATTGGAAAGCTAGATCAAACCCTTGATCAGTTTTTCCCGATTGTTGCTGGCGTTGAAGTTGTTGCAACAGGCACTGAACTTAACTTCGTCGATGGCGTTACCTCGGCGATCCAGACCCAGATCAACGCTAAGGCTCCGCTGACGGGCGCGGGAACGTCTGGCACTTGGGGTATTAGTATCACAGGCGATGCGGCGACAACCGATGGTAAATCATTCGGCACGTTCACGGCAGCGGGCGGGATCGCCTACGCCACAAGCACGACCGCGCTGGCCGCAACGGCAGCGGGAACGAGTGGGCAAGTTTTACTTTCTGGCGGGGCTGGCGCTCCAACATTTGGAAGTGCCATAATTGCTGGCACGGTGGTCGCATCAACAAGTGGAACAGCCATAACCTTTACGGGCATTCCGTCTTGGGCAACACGCATCACCATGATGTTTAACGAGACTTCAACAAGTGGAACGTCTTTAAAGCTGGTTCAAATTGGCTCAACAACCTTTACTACCTCTGGATATGCAAGCAGCTCAAGTCTGTTGACAACTGGTATAAACACGCAACAGTCAACGGCAGGGTTTGTCTTAAGTCAACAAGTAGCGGCTGAAGTATCTTCTGGGGCATTTACACTGGTTAACTATGACGGAAACATTTGGGTTTCCACTCATGCCGTTAGGAACAACAATCCTGGAAACTCTTTTGGCGCTGGTATCGTTACTTTATCGGGCGTCCTTGATCGTATCCGCGTTACAACTGTCAGTGGCACTGACACCTTCGACGCTGGCAGCATTAACATCTTGTGGGAGTAGGGATGATGGGCATCGAAATTGAAGTAAACGTAATCACGGGTGAGATTACGGAAAACGAGTATACGTCAGAAGATTTTTCTTCTGCGCCTACTCTTGAGCAACAAAAATCAAATCGTGCATCGGCGTATAGCCTAGAAGCCGACCCGCTGTTCTTCAAGGCCCAGCGCGGTGAAGCGACGATGGACGAGTGGCTTGCCCTAGTCGCAGAGATCAAGGCCCGTTTCCCCTATCCAAGTGAGTAAGTATATGCAGCAGGAGTTAGACTTAATGGAATTGGCGAAGCTCTTGCTGCAGTTTTTGGTGCTGCCGATCGGCGCGTTTGCGTGGATGCATTATAAGATGAGTCAAGGGCACGCGGTTGAGATCGCAATCATAAAAACAGAATTTGCATTGACGAAGGAGAATCATGATCGACAAATCATCGATATCAAAGATGGCTTGTCCAACATCTTTAAAAAGCTAGATGAAATCCAGAGGGATATGCATAAATGAGCGTCAATAAAGCAACCATTGATTTGATCAAGCAGTTTGAAGGCTGCAAGCTGACGGCCTATCAAGACATCGTTGGCGTGTGGACCATCGGCTACGGCACAACCGCAATGGCTGATGTTGGCATCGTGCCAGCCAAAGGCATGACTATCACGCAGGATCGGGCTGAAGATTTGTTGCGGATGGGCGTCGATAAGTTCGCAGCCACAGTTGATGCGCTGATCACAGCAAAGGTCAACGCAAATATGTTCGGCGGGTGTGTCAGCCTTGCATATAATGTCGGCCCGACAGCTTTTGCAAAAAGCACAGTCTTGCGCGAACTGAATGCTGGCAACTTTGAAAAAGCAGCCGCCGCGTTTCAAATGTGGAACAAGGCTGGCGGTGTTGTTTCCAAAGGGCTGGTGCGCCGCCGTGAGGCTGAACGACAACTGTTCATGACGCCAGTAACGGCGGATATGCACATCGTGCCTGATCAAACGGAACCAGAATCAACACTTGCGGCAATCTTTCACGCCATCGTGGCAATGTTTCAGGGAATGAAGAAATGACGGCTACTGAAATCGGCGGCATTGCCCGCACATTGGTGACAGCTTTTGCGGCCTACGCTGCGGGCAAGAATTGGATAGATAATGAAACCGCCGCTACTATCGGCGGTGGTGCTATCACGATCCTCGTTGCGGTGTTGTCTGTTATGGAAAAACGCAAGCGCAAGGCATGAACGCGCTGCTTGCCTCTCTGCTAAAGCCTCTGCTGATCCTGCTGGCGGCTTGGTTCGGCGGCAAGAAGGCTGGCAGAGACGCAGCCAAGATTGAGGAGCTGCAAAGCTATGCCGACACTTCCAAACGGATCGACGCGGTTGGGCCTGTGCCTGATGCTGACGCTGCTACTGAGTGGTTGCGCCGCCGCGCTAAACGATAGCGCCATATGCGATGGCACGATGCAAAGCAGGACATCCCATGCGGCGGCACTGGCGGCGGATGGTGGCCCGCGTTCGTTGGTCACGGGTGCGCTTTTAATCCAACAAATTGACGCTGGGTGTGGGCTGACACGTTAACCAATCTTTGATTCCATTAACCTATCGGCTGAGTTGCGTTAAATTCTTCCAGCATATCAGCCGCCAATCTTAGAAGAACTGGGTTATCCTTGAAGCCGCCTAGCCCGCGATTGCAGTGAGTGCATAGGATGAATCGGATGACCTTGGTTTTGTGGCAGTGATCTAGCTGCCAGCCTTTAGGGTTGCCCGCGTTGTCGGTTTTGCAAATGGCGCAAACCCTCCCCTGATAGTCAAACATTTTGTTCCATTGTTTTTTGCTAATGCCTATACCATTGGCGCGTTTTTTAAAGTTTTCTCGCTCGCGCCAAGCTGGGTCTGCCAAATGCTTCTTTTGTTTGTATGCGCGATTGCTCGCGCGAACCTTTTCCAGATTTTTTGCAACATATCGCCGTCTTGCCGACCGCCAGATTTCTTTTTGCTTTTCGTCAGCCATTTTATTCCACCAGCCAACGGAAGGTGGCATTGGCCCAAACGATACTATAATTTGATGAAAATAGATATATGGCAATAAATGTGGGGGTTGTCTGCACCCTGAGCGCATGGGCCGTGGCGCCTTGCTTTCTCTACCCCACACAGGGCTTATCTGATGATGATAACAGGAGTTGTATTTATTACAAACCCTTTGGGCGCGGCATAGGCCGTGGGCTGACGATGACCTGATCTGTATAGATGCAGCGCATCATAGTGTATTCCATGTCATTGGCTTTAGCTAAAGCAATAGCTTCATCCATGAGGTCGCCGCACTCCATGTCGGCTGGCAGCTTGTAGCCAGACTGAGAGCCGTCAATCCATGTGATCAGTAAGATGGCAAGTAGTTTCATTTCTTCACCCCCATCGCGCTAAAAGCATCAAGCAATTCGTAGACTATCGCTTTGATGGATTGTTCCGACTTCCCATCAACAACGGATTTTATTCTGGTGAACGCTTCGGCATACAAATTGAAAAAAGGTTGGTCGATCTCTGCGTTCTCACGCTCCAACTGTTCGATGCGGTCGACGGCGCAATCTGTTAGGTCAGTTTCTTCGGCAAGCAGCCGCTTGATCAGATCGCCACTCATTCTATTTTCTCCAGTTTAGCCAGCATTGCGCGGGCGCGAGT